CCGTCAAAACTAAATGCGCCATATTCATATAGAGCGTTACCACCAGTATAAGCTGCTACAGTAGCAACAACAAGTGCTCCGGCAGTACCATTAGCTCCGTCATAATAACTGACTGAGGTAATCTTACCACGGCTAGTTACTTTAGGTGCTGCATAGTCAGAACCAGCATCAAGTGTATCTGCTGATACAACAACTTTAACAACATAATTATCAGGGATGTACTGTTTAGTACCATCCGTTGCAGTAATTCTTAGAAATTCCATTTTATTTCCTTTAAAAATAAAGGGAGAAAGATTTCTCCTTCTCCCTTTAAACTATCTTAGGTACCTGACAGACCAAAGATTAGACCAGCACCCTTAGGGTTACGGCACTCTAGTGTACCCTCTTCAACGATTTGACCGATGATAGAGTCACCTAGCTGACCAAGATCAACTTCTTGTAGAGGACGTAGGGAAGCGTAGCTGAACCACATTGGGTCGTACACGAAAGCTGAGAAGTTTGCAGTTTGATCCAAACCAGAAACACCAGTGTTAGAGATGCCCATAACGTAGTTAGGAACAACCATGATGTCACCGAAGTCAGACATGTAAATCTCAACGGACTGACGGAGTTTACCGTCAGCGTCAATGTTACGACGAACGTTGCCATCACCAGCATTGCTGGAGCTTGAACCAGCGCCAGCAGCCTGTGCTTTAGCAGAGAACACACGGCGGTTAGCAGGAGACAACATCAACTTAGTAGCTTTACCACCGTTTTCGTAGATGGCTTGCATCACGGTATCAATGTGGCTTAGAGCCAAGCTGTTTTTGTCAGAAGAAGTAACAGTGGTGAAAGTACCAGCAATACCACCGCCCATGTTGGTGGGTGCAGTGTACTCAGAAGCGGTAGTCAGCACGTTCAACGCAGTAGCAGGGGTGGTGGAAGCAGCGGTGTAGTTCACCCATGCTTGGTAGCCACCAAACTTGCGGGTGCCTGAGCCATTGGAGCTGTTCCAGCTGTTGGTCAAGTCAAACTCAACGTCACGGCGTAGTTCGGTACCACGCTTTTTGAGTTGGTAAGCATATTCGTCAGCAACACCAGCTTGGTCAACAGCACGTTTAGTACCGGTAACGGTAACGGTTTTGCTGTTAATCTGGGTGTAGTTACCTAGACGGGTACGGAAGGGTTCAGCACCTTGATTGGTGTTTTGAGTAGCGTATGACACGCCTTCTGCAACAGCAGTAGAGGCGGGAGCAGCTAGCTCGTCGGTTTGCCACTCGTGGAACACAGCGGTAGCTTTGGTCTTACCGATGGAGCTTAGGAATGGGGTCTCATCTCTAGAAATCATAGAGATGAAGTTTGCTAGGTCTTCGCGTTCACCGGCGTTAACTGAGTTACCGGTAGCGGAAGATGAGCGAGCAGCGGCCTTAGGACCACCTGTCGCGAAATTATTTGCAGCCATGATATATAGCCTTTCTTTAAGAGTTTATTATTGTTACAATTTTTTACTCACTGAAGAAATACGTTTTAGAAAATCTAATTCGTCTTGTTTAGATCCTTGTCCTGAAAGAACTTTACCTCGGGTGGCTTGATCCGCTTCCTTAGTACGTTGTGACTGTGGTTGACCCTTCTTAGAGGGAATTGATTTCACACTTGCTACGGCTTTACGTTTCACTTCACCTGTCTCTTTAGCTGTTTTCAACTTACGATAGTCGTTAATAAATTTAACTACAGTAGGGTCATAAATGGCCTCTAGTAGTGATTCAGGAATGCCTTCCTTAATCGCAAATTCACGAACACTTTTAGCAACCTTTTCTGAATAATCGGGAATCAACTTAGTGATGTTTTCCTCATACGCTTTCAGTAACGCTTGTTGCTGTTCCATTTGTTGTTCTTGCAGCTTACCTACAATTGCTTTAGTCTTTTCTTCACGGCTATTTCTAGCTTTCCAATAATTTTCTTGCACTTGTTCCCGTTGTTCTTTGAGTTCACGGGCTGTGTAGGTATCACCTTCTTCACGAGCCTTCTCGATATCAGCTGTGAGTTTATGGTATTGAGCGCCAAGAGATGTTTCAACAGCAGTCAGCTCTTCATGAACCACTGACCCCATTTCAACCAACTCTCGTAGTTTTGTTGCTCTTTCTTCTTCGATCTGTTTCTTCAGTTCGCCAAGTTCCCGACCTTTGTTTGACAAATGCTGGTCAGTAGAATAACCCTTGCGGATTTCTTCTAGGGTCACATGTTCTGTTTTACCATTGATGGTAACTGGAACCTTATATTCCCAATCAATATCTTCCTCAGCAGGTAGCTCAGAGTCAGGGGTAGACGTATCATCCTCAACTTGTGCATCCTCTGAATCATCCGTTGATTCTTCTTCGCTTGTCTTATCTTCAGAATCGTCGGGAGTATCGTCCGATTCTGAATCTTGAACTGGGACATCCTCATCCTCTTCTGGTAGAGATTCTTTAAGACCCAACAGCTCTGCGGCTGGAGAGTTTCTCAGAATATCATCTAGGCTGGCTGCTTCGTTCTGTGCACTATACGAACCGTCATCGTTAAAATCAGCACTTGAAATTTCAGATGCTGGAGTATTGGTAGAGAGTTGCGCGATATGTGGTAATGTCATTTAATTCTTGTCCTTGTGTCTATTATTGTGCAACAACTTTGGCTGCACGTACTTTTGCCATTGCATCTGTTTTGACTGGCGTTTCAGGCGCTTCAATACGATCAAGAGCATCAATAGCTTGTTGTAGGTTAACCAATTGAGGCGCATATGCACCGGCTCGGCCTGTCCCACCATTTTGGCCGCAGATAAGTAGTTCACGTAGAACTTCGTCACGGGCTTTAATTAGCACACTACGTGCTTCTGTATATTTATTCATTTGTTCCTTGTTCGGCTTCTTCCGATTTTTGTTGGATAAACTTTGCATTGTTACCATATGTTTCAATGCGTACTAATTTTTCTTTTACTGAGCCAAGTGCCATAGCAGTGCTATACAAATACTCTCGCTCTTTGGTTGCATGAGGTTCTGACTTGAGCCAAGCAACAAAAAGGTCACTTAGAATCTCGCCATAAGCTTCACTGAAAAATACTTCTCTGTCTCGTTGTACAAAGTGTGCTTTGGCTAATGCAGCTTGTGCATCCCTAAAAGGTTCTACTTTGTAAGAACCATCTTCGTGGTTCTGGCGAGGTTTAACCTTACTTCTAAAGGACTCGCGATATTGATCCATTTATTTCTTTCATGAAGAACCCGACCGCGCCCCAAAGGGCGGGTCAGGCCGTGTTATTACATTTGTTGATCAGGTGCCATAGCTGTCCCTGGTAAATTAGTAGGTGGTGTACTACCTGCAGGAGCAGAAGCATTACTCAAATCAGAAGAAATAACTGCCTTGGCAATACCAAGCAACTCTTCAATAGATTTGTGTGGAGGTAACTCAACGCCTTCTTTGGCTGCAGCTACATACAGCTTAGCCCACTCTTGCTGAGACTTGTCCAGAGCAACCATAAGTTGTTTGGCATTATCTTGCATGGCGTTCTTAGCTTGAATGTTGGTCAGATCAAGAGTTGCTTGCCTCTGGGCCATATCAATCTGTAGCTTCTGTTCTTCCAGCTTTTGTTTCTTTTCTTGTGCGGCGGCTTCTGCTTTGCGAGATTCTTCAGCTTTCTGCTTGAAGTCTTCTGCTGTGTAGTCAACCATAAAGTCCATAGGATCAAGATCCATAGCTTCAAGTGTTTTACAAGCAATAGTTACTGCTGCTGTTGGGTTAACAGCTCCACCTGCCCCGGCTTGCTGCAATGCAGGAATGAGCTTTTCGCCAACCATTTGCATTTTCTTAACGATATTACTGTTACTATTTTCACCTACATCGGCGTCAATATACATAAGCATATTGTCAGGTAGTGTTGATGGATCAACAGATTTAAACAAGTCATTCTGATCATAGTATTTTACTGTTTTACCTTTAAGCTTTGTACGCAGTGTTTTGTAGATACCATTAACTAAGCGAGTGAAGCCTGTCTCAGAGAATCTACGAGCCATGTATTGAATACGAACTTGAGCAGCGGATTGTGCTCGTGCCATTTTTTCATCTGAATTACCTGACACATACAAAGTATCATTCAAGCCCTGAGCTGCTTTTGACAGACCTGTAGCTTGCTCCTTGTGTGTTTGTAACATTTCAAGAAGCGGAACAGTACCTTGGCTGATTGTATCAGGAGTCAACGCAGCAACAGCACCTGTTGGGTTACCATTGGTTGCAATAATCTGCTTAGGCTTCATGCTTTGAAGGGCAGAAAAGTCAACTACATTTGGATCAGCTAACTTGGGTGAATAGTTAGTCAAGTAAACGTTCTCAACAAAGCCCCGCATAATAGCGGTAGTAGCCATTGTTGAAGGCCGAATCATATCGGCTACTGACAGGCCGAAGAACTCATGTGGTACTTCAAACGGGCAGAGGGATGCTAACGGAATAGACTCGCAGTCTTCTTCAAGGAGAATGGTGGAACCAGCGATAATAAAGTGTTTAAGTTCAGCGATACCATCGCCGTCCCTGTCGACGCGAAGCCAGCATTCAATAACCGTAATCTGACGGTTCGCTTCAGATGGAAATAATTCACGGCTGTTACCTCCGAGCCAATATTCTTCACCGACCAAGCGTTTTCTTGCTGCTTGTTCTTCTGTGTATTTGGTTGCCCAGTCATAACTACCATCTCCAATCTGATCCCAGTCGATATCTGCTGCGATATCCGGGAAGAATTTACGAACTTCAGAACGAGTCATGTCGATCTGAATACCAACAAACGCTGCGTCATCAAGAGAATGAGCATCCCGTGTAATACGGAAACACTCAGGGTGTACATTCTTAATAAGGATGCGAGTCTTGTTGTGCTTACGTTTTAGACGCACATCTTTGTAGACTGTCGCATACTCTGAATTACCTGTCTCTGGATTAGTTGTTAGTTCTTGCTCATATTTGAGCTTACCAATAATTTCAATCTCTTCATCTGCCAGTAAAATGTCTAAGTTTTCTTGAGAAATTGAGTCATATTCCTCAAAAGAATATTCAAAATCTTCAATAAATTCCCATCTTACAATACTATTTTTCCACAGTAAAGCTGACTTTACCCATGTATTTAGGATCTCCCAACCATTATTTTGTTTGAAAATGGTATAATTTACCAGGTCAGAAGCTGTCTTGGCATTATGGAAGTCCATAGGTGAGGTGCCTACAGGTACGAATCGGGCAAGTTTATTATTATTGAACATCAATTCAGCAATAATAGCCAGATAACCCTCAATAGCTTCTACAGTATCAGAAGATACAATCTGAGAAACCCCTTGAGGTGTCAGATGGAACTGAGGAATCATACCATATTCGTAGGTAGCTTTCTGTCGCTCACGAGCTAAGTCGGAACTGTTCAAGAAGTCACCAACAGAGTTCATTACACCCTGCTCGATCATAGCTAATAGCTCTTGATCTCCTACTACTTCCTTAAACCTGTCAGCAAATCTGACAACGTTGTTAGTTGTTCCCATTGTTAACCTTTCATTCAATCAATCAAGCCAACAATGGCTGTAAATATGTGTAACTACTTCTTCCACCATGAGTTACCAACAGTTGACACAAGGGAAATCGTTGTTCTCTATTAGGTACCGACTAAAATAATTTACTTTGTTCACCACGGATAGGAAAATTTTTAGGAATCTTATCACCAATCTTTTCTTGTGGATTAATTAATTTATTATCTTGTCTGGGTTTAATTAAACCTGCTAATTGTTTGCGCTCTTCAGCACTCATCTTTGTATTAATCATTTTATTTTTACCATTTAACTTTATTGGCCCAATATGCTGCAGACAAAGGGCCTTTAGCAATATCAGCTGCGTGTCTTGCTTTAAAAGATTCACGCCGTTTTCTGTCATGTTCCGATTCACCCTCGTGTTGAGGAGAACCCTGTGTTCCCTGCTCGCCAAAGTGAATTGTTTT